TGTGGTAATAGTCGCTATATACGATGACGCGCTTGACGCCCAAGGACACAGGGATGTGATGAACATTATTCAAAAAATATATGCTCGGTTCCATAGGGATCCGAACCTACATAACAAGGCTGCTTACACAGGTGAGTTTCACTGGGCGGCGCAGGAAGATAGTTACTACCCGTTTTATTTCGGTGCCTGCTCTATCAGCTTCAATATAGCAGCTATAAGAAGGGAGGATGAATACGCATGAGCGCTAAAACAGAAAAGAAGGCGGAAGAAGCCAAAAAGACGCAGGAAACCGATGCGGCAAAGAAGGATATCAGCAAGATTGAAAGCTTAACCTACCTCGGTCCTACGATCCCGGGTGTGATCCGACACGGAGCTGTTTACTTTGACGGTATTCTGCCCGGTAAGGCGCAGAAGTGTGTGTCGGAATTCCCGATGATGAAGAAGCTCTTTGTAACATGCGACGAGATGGTAAAAGCTGTGAAGGAGCTTCGCAAGGAGAGTGCTTTAAGCACGATCTATGAGCAGACAGCACAGAAATATACCAAAGGAGGTAAATAAACAATGGCTTATATGCACGGAATCAGGATTCAGGAGAATCCTTCCAGCGTTCCGACTCCCGTTGTAAACGAGACTGGTGTTCCTGTAATTTTCGGTACTGCACCTGTCAACCTTACCGCGGATCCGGCGGCCGCTGTGAACAAATTAGTCCTCTGTAACACATTTGCGGAGGCGGTTGAGAAGCTCGGTTATTCAGAGGATTATGCAAGTTACACGCTCTGCCAGGCTATGGATGCATTCTTTAAAGCATTCGGCGTTGGACCGGTCGTGTTCTGCAATGTGCTTGACCCGAGCAATGCTTCTCATACAGAAACATTAAACGAGACTATCACAATCACGGACGGACAGGGTACTTCTGAGAAAGTCGGCATTATCCTTAACGGACTTACCGTTAAGAATGGAGAGACTGCCCTTGTCGAGGGTGAAGGCTATACTGTAGCGTTCAATAGCGAAGGAAAGGCAGTATTCACAATCCTTGCAACCGGCGTGAACTCAATCACGGTAACAGGTAAGAAGGTTAAGCCATCAGGCGTTGTCGCAGCTGATGTCGTTGGATCTGTTAATTCTCAGACAGGTGCCGTAACCGGTATCCAGCTCATGGATAAGGTGTATCCGACATTTGCGCTTACACCTTCATTGATCCTGGCTCCCGGATGGTCTCATATCCCTGCAGTTGGTCTTGCGCTTGCAGAGAAGTGCAATGACATCAGCGGGCTCTTCAAGGCTGAGTGTGTTGTGGATCTCGACTGCGGTCAGACGGCAGCAGGCGCAAAGAAATACACGGATGTAGAAGCGTTAAAGCTTAATTCCGGATATGCACACGAGCACATGATCTGCTTGTGGCCTAAGGTTAAGTATGCAGGAAAGGCTATGGCTTTTTCAGCAATCTATGCAGCCATGGCATGCTATACGGATGTAAATAATGACAATGTGCCGAATCTCTCCCCATCAAACAGGGCGATTCGCATAAGTGCTGCTGTATTGGAGGATGGGACCGAGGTTATCCTCGATCAGCCTCAGGCAAACGAGCTTAACGCCGTTGGGGTTGTTACTGCGATCAACCAGAATGGTTGGAAGGCATGGGGTAATAACACCGCAGCTTATCCGGACATTACGGATCCGAAGGACAGATGGATCGCGTGCAGGAGATTCTTCACCTGGTGGGGCAACTCCTTCATCACTACATACTTGGATAAGGTTGATAATCCGGCGAACTACAGACTGATCGAGTCTATCGTAGACTCGGAGAATGTTAGAGCAAACAGCCTGGTATCTACCGGCAAGTGTGCAGGCCTTCGCATGGTTTACAGCCCGGAGGATAATCCGATCGGCAATGTGATCGATGGCAAGATTGTATTCAAACAGTACCTTGCACCGTATACACCGGCAGAGGACATCTTAAATGTCCTTGAATTCGATCCTGACATGATCGAAGCAGCATTAGGAGGTGGCGAATAATGGCAGCTATTGGAAACATCCCTGAAGTTATCAACAACTTCAACGCATATAACAACGGCAATATCCTGATCGGTGTAACCGGTCAGGTGACACTGCCGAGCTTTGATGCGATCACAGAGGAGATCAGCGGTGCTGGTATCCTTGGAAGCTACGAGACCGGGATCCCGGGCTTCTATTCTTCCATGGTGCAGGAGGTTCCGTTCAGAATCCTTGATACGGACATCTTCAGTATCATGAACCCGAGCGCACCTGTTGATCTGACTTTCAGAGCTTCAGAGCAGCACACAGTAAAGTCTACCGGGGCACTTGATTATAAGCAGATGCGTATCGTAGAGCGCGGACGCTTAAAGAGCTTTACTCCCGGAACTCTTGAGCTCGGCAAGCAGATGGGAGCTTCCGTGACATTGGAGCTCTTGTACATCTTGATCGAGATCAACGGCAAGACCAAGCTTGAATATGACAAGCTTAACACCGTGTTCACAGTAAATGGCAAGGACTTACTTAAGAAAGTGAGGGCATATAGCTGATGGATAAAAAGGATATGAATAAAGAGCAGGCGGTAGAAGAGGTTTCTACCGCTCCGGCTGTAACCGATGCCGTAGAGGATGACGAGGACGAAGATAGCCTTGTGATCAAATTAAAGAAGCCGTATCTTTTCGAGGGCAAGGAGTACAGCGAGATCGACCTTTCCGGGTTAGAAGATCTGTCCGCACAGGACATGATCGCAGTAAATAAGATCATGAGCCGCAGTTCCGGTGCAACAATGGATATTATGCCTGAGGTATCACTGGAATATGCTTGCGTTCTTGCAAGCAGAGCGGCAAAGCAGCCTATTGAGTTTTTCACGGGATTACCGCCAAAGGCTGCAATCAAAGTAAAGAATCGCGTGATGGGTTTTTTATTCGGAGCGGAATAAGCCCCTCTGATGTAAAAGCCATCCGCAAAATCATCATTCAACTATCAATGGCATTGCAGACAAGTATGGATTACTTCTCTGCAATGCCTATTTCTGAATTACTTGAAACCATCAAGGAGGTGACCGAGGTTGTCAGCGAAAGGAAAAGAGTACAAGCTGGCGGTTCGTATCGCGGGCGTAGTTGATAAATCATATGAAGCAGCTCTCGTTTCTGCCGGTGCGCAAATGAAGACTTTCAAGGCGACTATGGGTCAAATTGATGGCACTTTCAATAAGTTTGACAAGGGATTTGATAAGATCGCGTCCGTTGGAAAGAAAGCCTTCCATGCCATTGCAACGGCAGCAGGTGTGGCAGCAGCCGCTGTTGGTGGGGTAGTGGCCAAGTCAATATCCATTGGTTCTGAATTCGAATCAGAAATGTCCGCCGTACAATCAATCAGCGGAGCTACAGCCGCCGAACTTGATCAGCTGACAGCAAAGGCAAGAGAAGTAGCCAAGGAGAGTGTATATTCCGCTACAGAAGTTGGTCAGGCGATGGAATACATGGGTATGGCCGGATGGGATGCATCTCAGATGATGTCCGGTATCGAAGGTATTATAGCTCTGGCGGCGGCTTCAGGTGAGGATCTGGCTATGGTATCTGATATCGTAACTGATTCTTTGACGGCTATGGGACAGGGTGCAGAGGAAGCGACGCATTTTGCTGACATCATGGCGCAGGCTGCCACGAATTCAAACACGAATGTTTCGCTTATGGGTGAAACATTTAAGTATGTCGCCCCTGTCGCAGGAGCTCTGGGGTATAGCATGGAAGATCTTGCCATAGCAACAGGTACTATGGCGAATTCAGGTATTAAAGGTTCGCTTGCAGGTACTTCTCTTAGGAATATGCTTACAAGGATGGCGAAGCCTACGAAGGAGTCTCAGGATGCCATGGATGCCCTTGGTTTATCCCTGACGGATGCCGAAGGCAACATGAATAGCCTTCTTGACATTATGAACCAGCTGAGAAGCGCATTCTCAGGTGGAAAGAATACCGAAGCTATGCAGTCAGCTCTTACGGAGCTTGCAGGGCTTACAGATGAGCAGATCACAGAGGTTCAGGATTCGCTCGGAGACCTGTCAGAAGCGGAAGAAGCCTTCTATGCTGCAG